TGTCTACTCCCAGCTTGAAGGGCATGGGGAGCTTGCGTGGCAGTATGACGGTTTTTCAGAGCTGCACCTGCGGGCAAGGCTGGCTTTCCCGGCAAACGGCAGCGGGCGGGCCGGCGTATTCTGCGGCAGCCTGTTCTGCTGCTTAAACTACGACACCCAGGCGGTGGAGTTATACAATGGTTCCACGCTCCTTGGCAGCTACAGCCAGGAGATCGCAAGAACCGCATCGGCGGATCTGAGGGACAATCCCTCCATGTACACGGTGGAGATGCGTATCCGTGGGAACCGGGTGCGGGTGTATTCCGGCTCATCCTATACCCTGCGCTTTACGGCAACGGTCAGCGGCTTTACAGGAGGCTATGCCGGATACCGCTCGGACAACACGACCGTGTGTGAGCTTTTGCGTCTGGGGGACGCCTGGACCTACGAGCCGTATGAGCGGTTTGATGTGGAGATGCCGGACGGCAGCTTTAAAAGCTACGGAAGGATATCCCGCACGAACTGCACCTGGGATGAGGAGTTCCAGGTATTCACGCTGACCTCCGATGTGGAGGAAACCTCCACCCGGAGCGAGGACATCTCCCTGGATTATGATTTCTTTCACTCCGACCTGCTGGAGATTTCCTGCGGCGGGAACTACACGGCAAAGGTCATACCGAAGGACATCAACATCTGGATATCCCGGCTGTTCCTTGGAGACGCGGACGGCTTTTCCATCCTCTACTACCAGGACGTGGATTCCCTCATCTATTGGGCAAACCAGGCGGCGTACCGCTGGAAGCTCCGGGGGATGTGTATGTGGTCTTTGGGGCAGGAGGATATGCGGCTGTGGGAATGGCTGCCGAAGCAAACAGAATAACTTACGGGAACTGGCGACTGTCCTGCGGGGCGGCCGCTTTTTTCATACACAAAACCATTTCAAGAAACGGAGGTATCAACATGAAGGAACTTTGGAACACGGCGCAGGTGATCTTTGCCGCCATCGGCGGATGGCTGGGCTACTTCCTGGGCGGCTGCGACGGGCTGCTCATCGCCCTGGTAGTGTTCGTGGCGGTGGATTATGTCACGGGCGTGATGTGCGCCATCTCGGACAAGAAGCTCTCCAGTGAGGTGGGCTTTAAGGGCATCTGCCGGAAGGTGCTGATCTTCCTGCTGGTGGGGATCGCCAACATCCTGGATGTACAGGTGATTGGCACAGGCAGCGTCCTTCGCACGGCGGTCATCTTCTTTTACCTCTCCAACGAGGGCGTGAGCCTTCTGGAGAATGCGGCGCACTTGGGACTCCCTGTGCCGGAGAAGATGAAGGACATCCTGGCACAGCTCCATGACCGGGCGGAAAAGGAGGAAAATTAAATGGCTTACACAAACAGTTCACTGGTATCTTACACGAAACTCAGCCCCAATCACTCTGGGCTGCGAACACACAGCATCGACCGCATTACGCCCCACTGCGTGGTGGGGCAATGCTCGGTGGAGACGCTGGGAAATATCTTCCTGCCGACTTCCAGGCAGGCAAGCTGTAACTACGGCATCGGCGTGGACGGCCGTGTGGGAATGTATGTGGAGGAGAAAAACCGTTCCTGGTGTTCCTCCTCCAGCGCCAACGACCAGCGGGCGGTCACTATCGAGTGCGCGTCTGACACCACGGAGCCGTATGCGTTTAAGGATGTGGTCTATCAGAAGCTGATTACTCTTTGCGTGGATATCTGCAAGCGAAACGGCAAGAAAAAGCTCCTCTGGCTGGGTGATAAAGACAAGACGCTCAGTTATGAACCGAAGTCTGATGAGATGGTGCTGACCGTCCATCGCTGGTTTGCCAATAAGTCCTGTCCGGGCAGTTGGATGTATGCCAGGATGGGTGATCTTGCCGTAAAGGTCACAGCACAGCTTGGCGGCGGGGCATCCGGGGACACAGAGACTGAGTATCCCGAAAAGCTGACAGCGGGCTATTATCGTGTCCGCAAGGCATGGTCTGACAGCAAATCGCAGAAAGGCGCATACAAAATCCTCTCTAATGCCAAGAAGTGCGCTGATGCCAATCCGGGATATCGCGTGTTCGATAATAACGGTGTAAACATCTATACACCGAACACATCAACGCAGACGGCATCGGATGTGCCGTTTACCGTCAAGGTCAGCATCTCCGACCTGAACATCCGTAAGGGGCCAGGGACGGACTATGCCAAGACCGGGAAGTTTACCGGCAAGGGCGTGTTTACTATCGTGGAGGTCCAGTCCGGCCAAGGTTCCACTGCTGGCTGGGGACGGCTGAAGTCCGGCGCTGGCTGGATTTCTCTGGACTATGCAGTGAAAACCGAATAAGGAAACAAGAAAACCCGTGTACAATCGGCTCTCTATGGTCGGCTGCGCACGGGTCTTTTTTTATCCGCTGAAATCCCCGGCTTCTGTCCTTTCAGAGGTAGAAGGTTACAGATTGGAGGGACAGCGGTGACGAATGAACAGAGAATAATCGTGTCCGCTCTCCGGGCGCATGGCATGGGCTACGGCACAATCGCCCGGAAAGTCGGGATCTCAGAAAATACAGTAAAATCCTTCTGCCGCCGGAATGCACAGAAGGAGGATAAGCTGACGGTCACCGGCGCAGACGAGCATCGGTGCCTTTGCTGCGGAGCGCCTGTAGCACAGAATGCCTGCCGAAAGGAAAAGAAGTTCTGCTCTGACAAGTGCAGGAACAAATGGTGGAACGCCCACCTTGATAAGGTTGACCGCAGGGCGATACGGGAGGTCACCTGTGCCGGCTGCGGTAAGACTTTTTCTGTCTATGGACAGGCGGCGAGGAAGTACTGCAGCCATGCATGCTACATCCGGCACCGGTTCGGAGGTGACGCGGATGAGTAAGGAGCAGATGAGACAGGAAAAGCTCTACCAGGCGACCATGAGCATGGTCAGAAAGATGCTTGCGGAGGGGCTTATCACCGAGGAAGAGTACCGTCAGATTGATACAATGTTCCTGGCAAAATACCGCCCTCTTTTCGGCACATTATTCTCTGAAATCTGTTGACTTTACAGCCTTTTAGAGTGATGTATAGTAGCGGAAAGGAGCGTGATTTCATGCCGAATTTAAGAAAAATCGAAGCGGCTGTACCCGCCATCCGGGAAAAGAAGAAGGTAGCCGCTTACGCCAGAGTGTCCATGCAGTCGGAACGGATGCTCCACTCCCTTTCCGCGCAGGTGAGTTATTACAGCGGGTTGATCCAGAAGAACCCGGACTGGGAGTATGCCGGGGTTTACGCAGACGATTTTATTTCCGGCACCAACACAGTAAAACGCGATGAGTTCAAGCGGATGCTTGCCGACTGCGAGGCTGGCAAAATCGACATCATCCTGACAAAGAGCATCTCACGGTTTGCCAGGAACACGGTGGACCTCTTGGAAACGGTGCGGCATTTGAAGGACTTGGGTGTTGAGGTACGGTTCGAGAAGGAGCGCATTCGCTCGATGGACGGGGACGGCGAACTGATGCTAACAATCCTGGCATCCTTTGCCCAGGAGGAGAGCCGCAGCATTTCCGACAATGTAAAATGGGGCATCCGAAAGCGGATGCAGAACGGCATCCCCAACGGCCACTTCCGCATCTACGGTTATCGATGGGAGGGCGATGAACTGGTCATCGTGCCAGAGGAAGCGGAGGTTGTAAAGAGAATCTTTCGGAACTTCCTGGACGGGAAATCCAGGCTGGAAACCGAGCGGGAGCTTGCCGACGAGGGCATCACAACCAGGGACGGCTGCCGCTGGGGGGATTCCAACATCAAGGTGGTGCTGACCAATATGACCTACACAGGAAACCTGCTCCTGCAAAAGGAGTTTATCTCCGACCCTATCTCCAAGCAGCGGAAAAAGAACCGAGGGGAACTTCCCCAGTACTATGTGGAGGACACCCATCCTGCCATTATCGACAAGGCCACTTTTGACTTTGTGCAGGAGGAGATGGCAAGGCGCAGGGAGCTTGGCGCACTGGCAAATAAGAGCCTGAACACTTCCTGCTTTACAGGAAAAATCAAATGCCCATACTGCGGTCAGAGCTATATGCACAACAAGCGGACAGACCGTGGCGATATGGAGTTCTGGAACTGTGGCAGTAAGAAGAAAAAGAAGAAAGGAACCGGCTGTCCTGTGGGCGGCACCATCAACCACAAAAACATGGTTAAAGTCTGTACGGAAGTTCTGGGGCTTGATGAATTTGATGAAGCCATCTTTTTGGAAAAGGTGGACCATATCGATGTGCCAGAACGCTATACGCTGGAGTTTCATATGGCGGATGGCCGTGTGGTAACAAAGGCTTGTCCGAACACAGGGCATCGGGACTGCTGGACGCCAGAGCGGCGTGCTGAAGTGTCCGCGAAACGGCGCAAAAACGGCACGAATCCCATCGGTGCATCCTGCTTCACGGGGCAGATAAAGTGCGTATCCTGCGGCTGTAATTTTCGCAAAGCAACGCGGAACTGCAAAGATGGCAGCAAGGTCAGCCACTGGCGGTGCGCAGAGCATAACGGTTGCGATGCTCCCAGCCTACGGGAAGATTTGTTGGAACAGATGGCATCAGAGGTGCTTGGGCTGGATGCGTTTGACGCCGCCGCTTTTCGTGAGAAGATCGATCGAGTTGAGGTGCTTTCCTCTTCAGAACTCCGCTTCTGTTTTAAGGATGGCAGAACCGTAAGCCGCAACTGGCAGCCGCCGGAACGTGTGGGGCGGCCTTGGACTGAGGAGCAGAGGGCAAAATTTAAGGAATCCATTAAGGGCGCCTATACGCCAGAGCGGCGCCGGCAGATGAGCGAACACATGAAGCAATTACGGAAGGAGCGTGGAGACAAATGGCGCAGAGAAAAGTAACGGCGATCCCGGCGACCATCACCAAATATACTGCCGTTCCTATTGGCAGCAAGCGGAAACGCCGTGTCGCCGGTTATGCCCGCGTCTCCACCGACCACGAAGACCAGGTCACCAGCTACGAAGCGCAGGTGGACTATTACACGAATTACATCAAGGGGCGGGACGATTGGGAGTTTGTCGCCATCTATACGGATGAAGGAATCTCCGCAACCAACACCAAGCGGCGCGAGGGTTTCAAGGCGATGGTGGCGGATGCCCTTGCCGGAAAGATCGATCTCATAGTAACAAAAAGTGTCAGCCGGTTTGCCAGAAATACAGTGGACAGCCTGACCACTGTGCGGATGCTGAAGGAAAAGGGCGTGGAGATTTACTTTGAAAAGGAAAACATCTGGACACTGGACGCCAAGGGCGAACTGCTCATCACCATCATGTCCAGCCTTGCCCAAGAGGAGAGCCGGAGCATTTCGGAGAACACCACCTGGGGCCAACGGAAACGGTTCGCAGACGGCAAAGCGAGCGTGGCTTACAAGCGGTTCCTTGGCTATGACCGAGGGCCAAACGGCGGCTTTGTGGTCAACCAGGAACAGGCAAAGACGGTCAAGCTGATTTACAAGCTGTTTCTGGACGGGCTGACCTGCCACGCCATCGCAAAGGAACTGACGGATCGGAAACTGCCGACTCCGGGCGGAAAGGCGGTCTGGAGCCAAAGCACTGTCCGCAGCATCCTCACCAATGAGAAATACAAAGGCGATGCTCTCCTGCAGAAGGAGTTCACGGTGGACTTTCTCCAGAAGAAAACGAAAAAGAACGAGGGAGAGGTTCCACAGTACTATGTGGAGGGCAACCACGAAGCCATCATCGACCCTGCCACTTTCGACTATGTTCAAGCAGAGATGGCAAGGAGGACGAAGGATAAGCACCGCTACAGCGGCGTGAGTATGTTTTCCTCCAAAATCAAATGCGGCGAATGCGGCTGCTGGTACGGCTCGAAGGTATGGCACTCCACAGATAAATACCGCAGGGTCATCTACCAGTGCAATCACAAGTACAAAGGCGGAAAGCCCTGCAGTACGCCCCATGTCACGGAAGATCAGGTCAAGGACGCATTTGTCCGAGCAGTCAACATCCTGCTCTCCGAGAAGGAAGAATTATCTGCCAATGTGCAGATGGTTATCGCCATGCTGTGCGACAGCACGGAACTGGAAAAACGGCAGACGCAACTGAAGGAAGAGTTGGAGGTTGTGGTTGGACTGGTGGAGCGGTGTGTTACGGAGAATGCCCGAATTGCCCTTGACCAGGATGAGTACACGCAGCGTTACAACGGATTGGTCAGCCGTTATGAAGCGGTCAAGGCACAGTTCGATGAAGTCACCCAGGCGGTTGCAGATAAAGCCGACCGGAAAAAACTTTTGGAGCAGTTCCTCCATACGGTGGAGGTGCAGGAGCCGGTCACGCAGTTTGATGAACGGCTGTGGTCGAGTTTGGTGGATTTCGTAACGGTGTACAGCGAGAAGGACATCCGAGTGACCTTTAAGGATGGGACGGAGATACAGGTTTAAAGGTTGTTGACGTCAACGCTACATGAAGGAACACCGGCCCGGTCTTTACAGCAGCTTTATTTTGGGCGAAAAGCTGTACCCGCACCTGTTGGAGATTGACCGGGCGGCGCGTGAACGGATGGACGCCATGCTGCCCCGCATGATGGAGGCGGCGGGCGTCATCGAGGAACTGAAAGCCCGTGACCCCATGCGTTGGGTGGGGCTGATGAACACGCTGAAAGCGCAGGCGGAGGAAGTTATATTAGCTGAACTTATTTTCGATTAACATACACAATACACACAGAGGCCGGTTAATACGGCTTCTGTGTTTTTACAGCAGCAAATTGACTTTTCTGGGTTAGTGTTGTAAACTGTAATTAGCTATGACTAACCGCAGGGAGGGCGCTCATACATGACAAATCAATACATGAATAATCTTTATCGTGATCTGCTCTCTAAT